GCGTTTGCCCACGCAACAACTATCTTGTCGCCTGAGTCCAATTCAATTGGCCTGTCAGGTTGCCAGTATAAATCGGTAACAGCCGTCATATCTTGAGTCAGCAGAACCGTGTCATATGCCGCGCCTGCAATGGCATCAATTGTGACCGTCAAATTACCGGCTCCGCCAGCAGCCGACAAATGCAACATCATTGAATCAATGGCAGAAGCGGCTGTAGGCGTTATGGTTGTGGCAATAGCAGCCGCACCCGTCGTTGTACTTTTCATTATTGACATTTTGATAAATCCTTATCAGGCAGGACTTAAAACTTAACGTCCTGCCTAAAGGGGGTTAGACAGCCGACTCCACGTAGGCTCCGTCGGACAGCGGAACATACAAGCATCTCGCAATTGAGGTAGCTGTAGCGCCGGTCTGAGCCGCGCCAGCGCCTGTGATGCAAAGGACGCCAACACCGTTTTCAGTGCCGATATCCATAGGATTTGTTTTCAGTGCCACGCCCGGATTTGCAGATTCCAAAGCTCCGGTAGCCAGAGCATCCCCCAAAACGGATACCTGTTTCCCGACCGCAAGGGAAGTCAAGGCCCCGGAAGCCGCGCAAAGATCCACAACAGCCGTTGCCGGAGTTGACGGGTCATATCCGAATTTCACCGTGGTGGCGTCTGCGCTCCAAGTCGTCACGGCCTCAACGCCCAAATACAGCAGCCTGATTTTCCCGTGAACATTGAACAGGGACACCTGGGCAACTTTAATATATGTGGCGTTCAGGAACGTAGGGGTTTCAACCTTCAGGCCCCGCACCATATCCCCGACCACATCAATGGTTGATTGACTGTAGTTTCTTGACATTATTCAGTCTCCTTCTTTGCCGCTTTTTTGGTTACAGGTGCGGGTTCCGGTTCCGGTTTTGGTTCTGTTTTTGTTGCAGGTTTTGATGCCGCTGCAAGCGCTATGGCGATTTCTTCTTTGGCGATTTGCCTTGCAATTTCCGTTACCAATTGAATTTCTTCTTTTAACATGGCTTTCTCCTTTTTAAGCGGCCATGTTTCAGGCCGCTTTTGTTTAGATGACCGCCATTGAAGTTACATTGGCATCCTGGAAACGTCCACCGCTCAACAGAACGGAAACGCCGCCAACGGAAGCCGCGCCGGGGTCAGCAATGCAAACCCTAAATCCGACATGATTGGCAAGCAGCATGGCCGCTTTGATTTCGATCACGTAAAGCGCCGGAGTAGTCGTAGCAACGGGAATCAGGCCAGCAGCCGCCGTTGTTGTCCAAGTTCTTGCGCCGTGAACGTCGCCATTGGCAAGAATCGAACTGGTTTCGTAGCGGTAGTAGGGGAACATGATCTGGGTTGCCACGGTCGGAACAACATCAGAACAGGATTCGATTGTAATAACGCCAGCGGCCTTTGGAACAGCCAACTGAACGAGAACGAGCGCCAGATCATAGTTCTGCATCAGAACGACCAGGGGGCTTTTTGCACCGGCCAGAGAGTCAATGTCAACAGGGACATAGACGTTAGGGACTATATGGACATCTTCAAGTTTTACTTTCATGGTTTTCTATCCTTTTCTTGTTTAGGGCGGGATCACCCCGCCCGGTTTATACTGCTATTTGTTGATTCAGTGATTCGTATTTTAAACGGATGATTTCTTCGTAGCCTGCTTGCCAGAATTCACGGTTGAAGTTTGCGCGGCAATTACAGCTATTACATAAGGTGATAAGGTTTTCAAGTTCGCAGTTTTTTTTGTCATAGTCGATGTGATGAATCGTTAAAACATCACTATTTTTTCTGCATTCAGGGTTCTGACAGGTGAAGCTGTCTCGTTCACGGATGCCAGCCTTAAACCTTTTGTCAACCCAAATAGGCGCGTAAGGTTCACAAGCTATCCCGCCCTTCCAGTTTGAATTACCCTCCCCAACCATTGCTGTATTTCCATAGTTGGGATTGGATTCGCCCTTGAAGTTTTCGGCTCTCCATTTTCCATAACAAACGTCATCACAGAAATTTTTTTCATGAATAAGGCTTGGAAATCTAAACAATTCTTTTCCGCACTGGGTACATGAAATAAGTTTCTTGCCACCTTTCCAGCTTCCGTGAGTTTCTGGTTTTCTATCACCTTTTTTACGATTGCCAACTTGAAAACCACAAGGACGACGTTCGATATTATATTTCTTTAATAGCCATTGAATACCGCTATGAGTTGGAAAACCTAACAGTTTCGCGCATTCACGAACCGTCAAGTTTTTCTCGACGTAGAGATTTTCAAGTTGGGTTTTCGTAATATTCATGATCACGCACGTTCGGCTAAAGTTACAAAATGTGACTGAGTAGCAGTGGCCCCGCCTTTATAGGGAGTTAACGCACTGGCTCGTAAAGGTTGGCCATCTATCCGTAATACAAAGCGAAAGACGCTCTCGTCGTAAATGTAACGAACGTGGATCGAGACGTCAGACTGAATCCCGCCCTTCTGCGCCAGGATGTATCCGCCCATGTCGGCCAGAATGATATCGCCCAAATCGCCCAGAGCCGAAGCCTGCTCAATTGGGATAACCGGACGACCCAAAAGCGAGCCGTAAGGAGCGCCGCTGATTCCACCAGGAGGCACAAAGACAAGTTGACCGCCAGTACCGACTGCAATGCTCATAGTGTAGAGCTGCGGGAGGCACATCTGGTTGATGTACCACGCCGAATTGAGATAAGAACCGGCAAAGATCCGGCTGGACATTTTAATCACGTTTTCAGCCACGATGGTATCAGCCTTCTGCCCGGCTTCTTTGCTGACTGTGACCAAGCACCCGGAATTTAGGATTCCAAGGGGCTGACCGGCACCCGTGCCGCGCAAGATCGCGTCATCAGTGACGAAGGCAAATTCCGCAGGGAAAGCCGCACGGACAAAGCCCTCAAGAGCCGCAGCATCTGCCAGCAGTTCGTCTGTGGCGTAGCAAAGACCGATCAGTTTGTGGAGGTTCAGTTCAACTTTACGGAATTTCGGCTTTGACTTGGTTTTCTCGTCGGCTTCATCCGCCCAATATGCCTGAATTCCACCCTGTCTGGAGCCGGTTGCTCTGCTTGTTTCATCCACACCGTTGATTTTGATCGAATTGGCATTTGCAGAAATCGGCTGTTGTCGGCATTTGGGGGCAAGGATCGCCTGATTTACCAGATCCTTCAGTAAGTCGCTGACAAAATCCTGCTGAACCAGAAACCCACCATCAGATTGAACGGTTTCGCTCATGCCACTTGCAGCCGCGTTAAATAGCCGAGGATCAACCCCGCCACCCGGACGACCGGCATTGACAACCGCAACCATCTGCTGTCCAAGCGAGTTAAAGCGATCTTTTTTCTCATTTTCGATTGGCCTGGGGTTCGTGTTTTTGGGAACCGTAACTGCCGCTTGAGGTTTTTCCAAAACGTCCTTGATTCGCTCAGACCGTTCCATATTGGCCACGAGCCGAGAGTGCGCCTCAACAGTGTCGAGGATCTCGGTACGGAGGGACAGTTCAGCATCGGTCATGTCTCGGTTTTCGTTGACGGCCTGGGCTTCAATATCAGCAGTTTTTGCCATCAGGTCTTTCATTTCTTGTTTATACTGACTTATAGTTTTCATGCGTTATTTCTCCTTAATTGGTAGTTGGTGCAATCATTTCCGCTCGAACAAGCAAGTCGTTGACTCGATCCTTTTTCTTCTCAATCGGTATCACCACAGCAGCCTCACGCTGATCCGCAACAGGGGCAACCTCACGCTGATCCCCTTTGAATCCGTTTGCGATAATGGATTTTGCCATTCCCTCAGAACACCCGCCATCACGGAGGATGCGTTCTAAACTTCTTGCGTCCGGTTTTTCATTTTTTGATGATATTACTTTTGGAATGTGGTTAAAATTTGCTTTTTGCATAAATGGAACAAACCTGTTACACGCCCATACATCGGCCTCACCTGAAATTTCATCAATGAAGCCTGAATCAAGGGCGTCTTTTGCGGTCATCCATGTTTCAGCCTTCATCAGATCGTTTATTTCCGTTTCGTCTTTGCCGGTCTTTGACGTGTAAGTTGTGGCAATGGAGCCATTGACCTTATCGAGTTTGTCGGCAAAGTCACGCATATCGTCTGAATTGCCGTAAACCGCACCGGACGCCTTATGAATCATAAACAAGGCGTTGTCAGCCATGACAATCTTATCTCCGGCAAGGGCTATCACTGATGCAATTGAAGCTGCAAGCCCATCAATGTATGTCGTAACGTTTGCCGGATGCTGTTTCAGAAGGTTGTAAATGGTGATTCCGTCAAAGACAAGACCGCCGGGGGAATTGATATGAAGATCAATTTGCGAAGCCTTGATAGCGGAAAGTTCCTTTTGAAATCCTTTGGCGGTTATCCCGGAGCCATCCCACCAATTTTCTCCGATTTCCTCATAGATCCAGACTTCTGCCTTGTCGGTTTTATTTTTGATCTCGTACCATTTTTTCATAATCTATCTCCTGGTTCGCAATCCTCAATCTGGATATGTTTTTCGCTGGCTCCGATTTTGTCGGCAAGGATTGACTTGTTGATTTCTGCATGGAAAGATATTCGTCAATTTTGCTAAGAGGTATCATATTCAACGGGATGAAGCGTTCATCCCCGTTTTCAACGTCATCCCAACCTTCTTTTTCACGCACATCGTTAATTGACATTGCGCCAATTGAGAACATAACGCGGTAATATTCAGCCCTTGTTTGGGGGTTTCCCCGTAAAAGACCATCGACATTATGACGAGTAAAAATACTTTGCTTAAACCGTTCATTGACGGTCAAAAGTTGCATATTGTAATTTTGTTCAAAACGGATGAGCCACGGCAAAACCGAATCAGTCACAAATGATATTTGTTCGGATTCTATATTGGAAAATGAGCTTCTCGAAAGGTCTTTTATTTTATGCGGAGGCAAATTGAACCATCGTGCTATTTCTGCAATCTGGAATTGCCGTGACTCCAAAAACTGTGAATTTTCAGGGGGTATGCCAATCTTTTCAAGTTTCATCCCTTCTTCAAGGATGATTTTTCTGTGGGATTTAGCCAGTCCATCTATCCCGGCAAAGGATTCCGTCAAGTTTGCCCGTGCCTTGTCATCCAGTTTTCCGGGGTGCGATAGAATGCAGCCGACATGCGTTCCCTGTCCAAAGTAAAGCGCACCGAATGTTTCAAGCGCCATGCCCAACCCAAAGGACTTTTGGGCCATTGAAACAACCGAATATCCAATTAATCCGTCAAAGCCCAATCCTGGGATATGTAGGACTTTTTCACGAGGCAGGATTACTTTTTCGCTATCGACCGTTATTTCATAAAGCACTTGACCATCTTTTATATACGGCCTAACCCTGTTCGGTGATATGGGCCATAGTTCAACCACGTCGCCATAGGTATTACGCACTATCTCGGCATAGGCATTGCCCCATAAAAGAATATGGCTCATCATGGTTTCACGGCCAATCTGAGCGGTCATGAGCGGGTTGAATTGGTCATGTAGAACTTGATACAGTTTTTTTTCTTCAACATGCAGGGTTTTTTTCTGGTTTTGACGGAGTAAATGCAATGGGAGCGTTGAAATTGTGCCGGAATAGAGCGTAACGGCGTTCCAGATTGCCGAATAAGTTAAGGCCGTGGATTCTGTTACGGATTCACCGGATAGCGATTGAGAACCCTGAAGGTTCCATAAAGAGGTATTCCACGCCTTTTCATCCGCCAATCCAAGATTGAAAAATCGTTTAAAACGATCAATTATTCGCAATATTGCCGCCTTGTTTTATATTTAGGCGGATTATGCAGACTTCTATTATGTAAAATCAAGTGAAATATGTTGAAAATCAAATAGATGCAAAAAAACATTGAAATTATATTTAAAATCATGAAAATTTTACTTGCTAACAAATTATAATTATGATATGTTAAAATTAAAAATAAAAAGGAGGTGACAATTTGACAATACAAAAACTGGAATGTTTAAGATGTGGATGGAAGTGGATGCCACGGCAAGAAAAATTGCCCGGTTATTGCCCAAAATGCAAAAGCCCAAAATGGCAAATGGAATTGATAAATAAAAGAAGGAGGGCAAATAATGATAAAACAATCAATTGAGACGTTCACACCAGAACTGGCCAAATACATCTTGGATCATAAAAATACCAGAAACAGGCCGATCAGCAGACAAAAGGCTGAAGAATACGCCCGTGACATGAGATCTGGTTTATGGACAATCGGTCAGGATATTATTTTTTATGAAGATGGTATTTTGGCAGATGGTCAAACGAGATTAACTGCTGTAATAATGGCCGATATAGCTATAATATCAGGAGTAAAGCGAGGGCTTAAAATTAAGGATGGTGCGAATCTTGATCGTGGTAGGTCAAGATCAATACCTAATGCTGTTTCAATATCTGGTCAGTCTGATATTGTCACGAAAGATACAGTATCGATAATAAGGCTTTTATGCTGTAAGTGGCCATTTAAGCCATCTGTATCAGACATTGTTAGAATATCCGGCGATCTTTATGATTCGCTTTCGTTTATCAAGGTAACGTCTTTTTCAAAACAAAGGGGGCTTTCATCCGCAGCCATAAAAAGTGCAATCCTGAGATCAAGAGAAAATGGAATGCCAGAAACACGATTAACATCATTCGTAAAAATATTTAATACCGGAATCTATAAAAATGATTCAGATATAGCTCCTATTCGGCTTCGAAATCACTTGCTTGACCATGCCGAATTATCAGGGGGAGGTCACTACCAACAGTCTTTGGAATTAAAAGCTGAATATGCAATACGGGCTTTTTGTGAACAACGACCAATTAAAAATATTACGCTCCCCAAAGATCATATTTATGAATTGACAATAATGCCATAAATTAATCTATTCATGTTTCCTTATTATAATATGAGTTACACAAAAAATTGGAGATATGCAAATGACAGAAGCAATTTTGAATCGCTGGATTATCGTCAAGAGAACAAAGAAAGTGCCGTATGTTCATGTTCCG